CCTGTGAAATTCGTGCTGGAGCTCAATGCCGGCCGCTCGAAGTCGCTTGGGCTCAAGGTGGGCGACAAGGTGATCAGCAAACGCATCGGCAATCAGTGGTGATCCTGTGGGGTTATCCTCGGCTTGTTTGCTTTAGCGTAACCGCGGTTCCATTTTGCTGTTGCGGCACAGTGGGGAACCGTGTATCTCGCAACCACCGTAGGAACGGAGTGTAGCGCAGCCTGGTAGCGCATCTGGTTTGGGACCAGAGGGTCGGGAGTTCGAATCTCTCCACTCCGACCAATTTTTCCCCTTGTAAGTGCCTGTAACGCTTGGAAAATCTTGATTTCCAAGGGCATTCGTCCGAACTATCCCTACAAACCTCGTTACAAAACGGGCTTCGGACATGGCACGATTTAAGACAAGAAAACTCCCGCAATACCTGCATTTCATCGACGGCCGATATTGCGTCCGCGTCCCGATCAAACCGGCGCTTCGCCCCTATCTGGACGGAAAGCACCAGTTTTATCAGGCGCTCGGCGGCGATCTCCGCATCGCTAAAGAAAATAGCCACTACCATGTTGCGGTCTTCAAGGAGGAGCTTCGCAAGGCGGCTGACGCTTATCAACGGGACACCGGGAAGCAGGTGGCCGTCGTGAGCGACCCGATAGACCCAGCGAAGCTCATGGTGCGGCAGTATCGCACCATGATCGAATATGACGACAGCATGCGGGATGGCGATCACAGATATTCCCGGCACGGCTATCCCGATGAGAATGTCGTCGCCCGGCTTCGCGATGGCGTCATAGGTCGGCTATCCGATCAGGAATATTATAGCCTCGTCAGTGCCAGCCTTCAGGCTCTCCATGTAGCTGACGCGCCGAACGCGCATCCTGATTCCCCTGCGTTCCGTGCCGTGGCGCGCTCACTCGCCATTGCGCAGCTTGAGGGGCTTTCCCGAATTGCAGAGCGAGACGACGGCGATTTCACCGGCCAACCTGAAAATCCTGCATTGGTGGAAGCGCTCAAGCAGGATGAAGCCGAACAAGCCAGTGCGACCGAACCAAAAGTGTTCGATCACTGGACGTTCGATATCGTGATTGACGAACAGGAGCGCCGCGCGGCTTTGGGATTGGGCCGGCCGAAATCGAAAGCCACGCTTGATAAGTATCGTGTCGCTCAATACGATTTCGAACATTTCCGAAAAGACAAGAAGGTTGCGACTATCACCCTCGCCAATGGCAAGGCATGGCGCGACCACATGCTTGAGTCCGGCAAGCTATCCCGCAAGACTGTTAAGGATAAGATTACGATCATTCGCACGTTGATCGGGTGGGCAAATATGCAGTCGGAAAAGCAGATGTTTCCGCAAGGCGATCCGTGGGCGGCGCTGGAGCTTCCGCACGTCGAAAAAGGCAATAGTGCAGACCGCACGTATTCCCTCAAGGATGCGCGTCACCTATTGGTGACAGCGCGCGCAGCAGCCCGCACAAGCTTCCGCTGGATACCGTGGATCATCGCCCATACCGGCGCGCGCGTTAACGAAATCACCGTCTTGGAAAAACAAGACGTGTTCGAGGTGGAAGGCCATTGGTTCATACACATCCGTGTCGGTGACGGCAGAGACACCAAAACGCACAAGAGCCGGAAGGTGCCGGTGCATCGCGCCCTCATCAAAGAAGGCTTCATTGAATGGGTGAAGCTACAGCCAGAGGGCAAGCTGTTTCCGGGCGGCGAGAACGAAGATCAGCGTATCCGCGAATGGGTTCATGAAAAGGTGTTCCCCGAACAGGAAGACATGCCGCCGCCAAATCACGGCTTCCGGCATCTGTTCGAAGACGCCTTATTTGCAGGGGTTAGCCACAAGGCTGCGCTCTACATCACCGGACGCTCTTCCGGTTCTTCGGCTGACGAATACGGTGGAAGCGACCTTCGTTTAATCGAAATTGCCGATCAGATGGACAAGGTTCGAGGCATAATGCCACCAATCGGAGATAAGAAATAATTCCTTAAATAGGAAAAAAATCACAAACGGGGATTCACAAGTGAATCCTGATATGAGAGAATCCTCCTCAAGTTAATTGAGGATGGATTACATGAATCTTGCCGGAGTTGTTTCAAGCGCGAAGAAGGCGTTCGGTTTTCCGGCAGATCAAAAGGCATATCCTCTCAACAGTGCAGACTTTGCCGACCTGATCGGCTTGCGTCCTACTTATTCCGGCGTGAACGTCGGCGGTCTGTCGGCGCTTTATGTTCCGGCTGTTCTTCAGGCCGTCCGGCTGATTTCTGAAACTATCGGCTCGCTTCCTTGCAAGGTCTATAGCGAGACTGATGCTGGCAAGTTGCCCGCGAAGGACCATTCCGCTTATCGCATTGTCCACAAGCGGGCGAACGAATGGACCGGCGCGGGCGACCTCCGCACCCGCCTGACGGCCGACGCGCTCATTCACGGTAATGGCTTTGCCAAGGTGGTCCGGTTCGAAGACGGCCGTCCTTTCGAGCTTCACCGGCTGAAGCCCGGCAAGGTGACGATTCTTGAAGACGACGTAACCGGCGCGCCTGTCTATCGCGTGCAGGAAGTAGCTGGCACCCGCGACTATCCGCACACGGAAATCCTTCATATCCCGTCATTCCTTGGAACCTCGCCGATCTCATTCGGCAAGGAAGGCATAGGCCTCGCCGCAATCCTTGAGCGCCACGGCGCGCAGTTCTTCGGTTCCGGCGCTCGCCCGACCGGCATCATTTCCAACGACAAGCCGCAGGGCGGTGAAGCCGGCGCAAAGACCCTCGCCAATATCAAGGCGTCCTTCCTCGAATGGCAGAATGGCGGCGGCCCGCTCTTCATGGATGCCGGATGGAGGTATGAACAGCCGGCCATGACCTCGACCGATGCGCAGTTCCTTGAGAACCGCCTTGAACAGGTCCGCGAGATCGCTCGCATCTTCGGCGTGCCGCCGACCATGCTTTTCGAGCTTACGCGCGGAACGTGGTCGAACACCGAACAGATGGGGGCGCAGTTCCTTCAGCTTTGCCTTCGCCCTTGGCTGGACCGCTGGCAGGACGCCATGACGACCGTTCTTCTCAGCGAGGACGAACAGGACGACCACTATTTCGAGTTTGTCACGGATGACCTGATGCGCGCGGATGCTGCCGGCCGCACCACGAACATGACCGCGCTCGTGACGAACCGCATCATGACCCCGAACGAAGTTCGGGCAATCTTGAACATGCCGCCGCTTCCGGGTGGCGATGAACTCACCAATCCGCACACGACCAGCAACGCCGCGCCAGCAATGGCTCCGGCGAAGGAGAACGCATGACCTCCGAACAGAAGCTCTTGGCAGCTTTCGAAGCGCGCCTTGCCACTTATGAGAGGGCGACCGGACGATGACCCACCACACCGCTTTCTTCGGCGACGGCGCAAAGACCTTCGCCTTTCCGACCCGCGACCTTATCGAGGAACTTGAGCGCAAGACCGGCTACGGCATCGGCGCACTGTTCCGGCGATTCCGCACGTCGGAATATTCCTTCTCAGAAATCATTCATGTGCTTCGCCTTGGCTTGATCGGCGGCGGCATGCTTCCGGCGCGGGCCGACCAGCTTGTCGCAATCTACGGCATCGGCCGGCCGATGGCAGAAACCTTTGCCGTCGCGGACGGCGTCATCACGGCCCTGTTCTTCGGCAACGTTCCGGGTAACGCCGAAGATGATTTCGGCTTCCCCCAGGACGATCAGCGACAGGCCGCAGCGATCGGTGACATTAGCGCCGCAATCAACGAAGCGTTGAAGCAGGTTGCCGAATGACCGACCGCCTCGAACTCAAGGCCGCGCTCACCGTTGACGACGCCGGCACCATCACCGGCATTGCATGGCCCTTTGGTTCGCCGGATCGCGTCGGCGACGTAATCGAAAAGGGAGCCATCGCTTCCCCGGAAGTCCTGCCGATGCTGTTCGCCCATGATCAGGCGCAGGTTATCGGCGTTTGGGACGAAATCAGTGAGACACCCGAAGGCTTGACCGTCAAGGGCCGCTTGCTCGTGGACGACGTTGAACGCGCTCGCGAAGTCCGCGCCATGATCCGCACGAAGGCCGTTTCTGGCTTGTCCATCGGCTTCCGCACGAAGGCAGCGAAGCCTCGCCAGCGCGGACGCACGATTACCGCGCTCGACCTACACGAAATCTCAGTTGTCGCCGTTCCGAGCCATCCGGGCGCGCAAATCACCAGCATCAAGGCCGCCGATGGCACGGCAGACCAGAAGGAAACCACCTTGGAAAACGAAGAACTCGAAGTGAAGAATGATCCGGTTATCTCGCCGGAAGACCTGAAGGCCCTCAAGGCTGACGTTGCGACCATCAAGGCGAAGCTCAACCGCCCGACCGCAGCGAACAACAACCATCCGGCAGCGCAGAACGACAACGGCATCGAACAGAAGGCTTTCGTCTCCTATCTTCGCCGTGGCATTGAACGTATCAGCCCGGATGAAGTCAAGGCGCTCACGGTCTCAGATTCAGCGAACGGCGGTTATCTGGCACCTGCCGAATTCGGCAGCGAGCTCATTAAGCTCTTGAACGAATATTCGCCGATCCGCAGCTATGCGCGCGTTGTCTCGATCTCCTCTCCGGAAATCACGTATCCGCGCCGCGTGTCGGGCACCGCTGCGATGTGGGTGGATGAAACGGCCGACCGCACGGAAAGCGGTATGACCTTCGAACAGGTCAAGTTGACTCCGTTCGAACTGGCGACATTCACCGACGTTTCGACCAAGCTTCTCGAAGATAATGCCTATGGCCTGGAAGGAGAGCTTCTCGCCGACTACGCCGAAAGCTTCGGCAAGACCGAAGGGGTTGCATTCGTGAAGGGCACGGGCACCGGCCAGCCGAAGGGCATCATGACTGCAACCGGCATCAAGGAAGTGAAGACCGGCGTTGCCGCAACCTTCCCGACCACGAACCCGGCGGACGTGATTGTCGGCATGTATCATGCCATTGCCACGTCGCACGCCCAGAACGGCGCTTGGCTCATGAACCGCAACACCCTGTCCGTGATCCGGCAGTGGAAGGACGGCACCGGCCGTTATCTTGTCCTTGACCCGATCACGGCGGGCGGCGTCATGACCCTGCTTGGCCGTCCGATTGTCGAAATGCCGGATATGGACGACATCGGCGCTGGCAAGTTCCCGATCCTGTTCGGCGACCTGACCGGCTATCGGATTATTGACCGCGTTGGTCTGTCCACCCTTCGTGACCCCTACAGCCTTGCCACCAAGGGCCAGGTCCGGTTCCACGCACGCAAGCGCGTCGGCGCGGACCTGACGCATCCCGACCGCTTTGTGAAGCTGAAGGTTTCGGCCTGAGCCATGACCTTCCAGCGGCCCGCATATGAAGAGGTAAGGATTGAGCACAACGGCAACGTTGTCATGCTCCGCCCTACCTTGCGGGCCGCTACCACTCTTGAGGAACGGCACGGGTTCCCGGCACTGTTCCGGGCGTTGGACGATCTCAATTATACGATCATTTCCGAAATCCTGACGGCATCAGCGCTCCGGCAGGATGCAGCGGCCTTCCTGTCCGGTCATCCGGGAAGGCCGCTCTTTCCCTTCTTCATGGCTGTTCGTCAGCCGCTTGCCGATCTCGTTTCCATGTTCATGCCGGCAGCCGATCCGAAGGCCAAGCCCTCGACCGGCGGCAAGCCTATGCCGTGGGCCGAAGTTTACAGCACGCTCTACGATAGCGCGACCGGCTGGCTTGGCTGGACGCCCGAAACGGCATGGAACGCTACGCCGACCGAAATCACCCGCGCCATGTCCGCACACTTCGATCGTCTCGTGACGACGGGCGTTCTCGTGCGCGACGACAAGCAGCCCAAGGAAACCGACCCTGAACAGGCCGCGCGCAATGTCGCCGATGGCCTTGACCCGGAGTTTGACCGCGCCGGGCTTCGCGCGCTCAAGGCCAAGATCGCAGGTGGCGCATGAGCATTCCGCCCCGCATCTGTTCTTGTGGCCGCGTCGTGCAGCACAATGAAGTTTGCGAATGTCGCCGGACGGTCACACGCGAGCGCAACCGCCGCCATGACGCACGCCGCCCTTCAGCCC